AAGACCAAAAGTTCCTGAAATAGAAGATTTTGGTACAAATGAATTTGATGATTTTGAACGAGGTTTATTAATAAATAAACAATCTAATGACGCAAATATTCCTGTTATATATGGAGAAAGACTTGTTGGTGGAACTAGAGTCTTTATGGAAACTTCAGGAACAGATAATACTTATTTATATATGGCAATCGTTATGTCAGAGGGAGAAATAAACTCAATAGAAGAAGTAAGAGTAGATGATAAAGCTGTAACATTTGCAAGTTCATTATCAGATGGAACAGAAGTAGAAGTAGGAAGTGGAGATAGTAATTTTTACAAAAATTCAGAAAGTTTAATTAGAATAGAACCTCACTTTGGAACAGATAATCAAGCTACATCAGATTTACTTTCAACACTATCATCTTGGGGTAGTAATCATAGGTTAAGAGGTTTATGTTATCTAGCATTAAGGTTTAAATGGAATCAAGACGCATTTACAGGAATACCAAAAGTACAAGCTAAAATTAAAGGTAAAAAAGTTGTTACATTAGCATCTAATTTATCAGAACAAACTGCATCTTTTTCTACAAACCCAGCTTTTTGTTTATTAGATTATTTAAGAAACGAAAGATATGGTAAAGGTATTGCTACTTCAGAAATAGATTTACAATCTTTCTATGATGCTTCACAAGTTTGTGTAACACAAGTAACACCATATTCAGGTGCTAGTGATATAAATATTTTTGACACAAATGCTGCAATAGATACATCACAAAAAATTATAGATAATGTTAGAGAAATGTTAAAAGGTTGTAGAGGTTATCTCCCATATACAAATGGAAAATATAAATTAATTATTGAAACAACAGGAAGTGCAGCAATAACATTAACAGAAGATGATATTATAGGTGGATATAATTTATCTATTCCAACAAAAAATGAAAGATATAATAGAGTTATTGTTGGTTTTGTTAATCCAGCAAGAAATTATCAAGTAGATGAAGTTCAATATCCAGCCATAGATGATAGTGGATATGCTACTGCTGATAAACACGCAACAATGAAAACTGCTGATGGTGGATTTTTATTAGAGGGTAGATTTAATTTTAAAACTTTAACATCTCCATATCAAGCAGAAGAAATGGCAGAAGTTATTTTAAGAAGAAGTAGAGAAGCATTAACACTTGGTATTAATGTTAGCTTTGATGCTTATGATTTAGCCATAGGAGATATAGTAAATATTACACATAGTTCATTAGGTTTTTCTGCAAAAGCATTTAGAGTTATGGGTTTAACCTTTAACGAAGATTACACAATAGGATTATCTCTTGTTGAGTATCAAACTAGTCACTATACTTGGGCAACAAAAGCACAAGTAAGTTCTACACCATCTACTAATTTACCTAATCCATTTACTATCCAACCACCAGCTAGTGTTACATTATCAGATACATTAATAGAATATAATGATGGAACTGTAATTGTAGCTTTAGATGTAACAATAGGTGCTTCTCCTGATTCCTTTATAGATTTTTACCAAGTAGAATACAAATTAAGTACAGATTCAGATTTTATTATTTATGCACAAGGTTCAGGATTAAATCACAGAGTCTTAAATGTAATAGACCAATCTACTTATGATGTAAGAGTAAAAGCTGTAAATACTTTAGGAGTATCTTCGACTTATGTATCTGCACAAAGAACAATCGTAGGTGCTATTGAGCCACCTAGTGATGTAACAGATTTTTCTTGTAATATTGTAGGACAAGAAGCACATTTAGGTTGGGAACAAATATCTGATTTAGATTTAGCATTTTATAATTTAAGATTTAGTAAAGAAACTGATGGTAGTGCAACTTGGGAAAACTCGGTAGCTTTAGTAGAAAAAATATCAAGACCAGCAACATCTATTTCTGTACCAGCTAGACAAGGAACTTATCTTATAAAAGCAGTAGATAAATTAGGAAACTTTAGTTCTAATGCAACTGCTGTTATTTCTAATGTAACATCTGTATTAAATTTTAATGCTGTGGCCACTCAATCAGAACACCCTAATTTTACTGGAACATTAACAAATACACTTATCTCTGATAGCACAATTAGATTAGATTCATCAGAACTATTCGATGCAGCTAGTGGAGATTTTGATGATGAAACTACAAGATTCTTTGATTCAGGTGTTGCCAATGCTGATTTTTTTGCAAGTGGTAATTATTTATTTGCAGATGTTATAGATATAGGTGCTAAACATACAGCTAGAATTACAGCTACTTTATCACAATCCTCTGACAATCCTGATGATTTATTTGATAATAGAACAGGATTATTTGATTCTTCTTCATCTAACTTTGATGGAGATACACCAGCTAATGCAAATGCACATTTAGAAATAGCAACTTCAGATGACAATTCTACATATACAGCTTTTCAAACATTTGTTATTGGCGATTATACTGCTAGATATTTTAAATTTAGAGTTGTTTTAATTTCAAGAGATTTAGCTTCTACTCCTGTTGTATCAGAAGTAACAGTTACAATAGATATGCCAGACAGAATATTTAGTGAAAATAATATAACTTCAGGTGCTGGAACTAAAACTGTAACATTTACAAACCCATACAAATCTGTTAATTATGCAGTAGGAATTACAGCAGAAAATATGGCAACAGGAGATTTTTTTACTGTATCAAACAAAACTGTCAATGGCTTTGATGTATTGTTCAAAAATTCTAGTGGAACAAATGTATCAAGAACATTTGATTTTATTGCAAAAGGGTTTTAAAAGGAGTATAAGAAATTATGGCACAACACGATTTTAACATAGCAAACGCATCATTCCCAACTGTAAGAGCAGATATTAACAATGTTTTAACTGCAATTAATACAACTCAATTAGGTGCATCTGCACCAAGTACAGCAGCACAAGGCACACTTTGGATAGACTCTGGTACATCAGGAGTTTTAAAATTAAAGTTGAATGATGGCACAGATAATATAGAACTATTACAAGTAAATATTTCAAGTAATGCAGTATCAAGCACTATGTCAGTTACAGGAACAATAGCTGAAACCGACCCAAATGCTTTACCACTAGCAATAGCTTTAGGATAAGGAGAAACAGATGGCAAATACTTTTAAGGTTAAAACAAATGGTGCAATGCCAGCAAGTGCTGGAACTCCACTAACTCTTTACACAGTTCCATCATCTACAACAACAGTAGTTATTGGATTAACACTTTGTAATATTCACACTTCAGCTGTAACTGCTGATGTTCAATTAGTATCAGACACATCAGATACAGAAACAAACGAAACAGTTTTATTAATTAAAGATGTCAGTATTCCAGCTGGGTCATCTTTAGAACTTTTAACAGGTGGTAAAGTTGTTCTTCAAACAACTGATATATTAAAAATAGATTGTTCAGTATCAGCTAAAATAGACGCAACATTATCAATCCTAGAAATAACATAGGAGTAATTAATGGCTTACATAGGACAAGCACCAGCAAACAAACCTGTAAGTTCTTCTGATTTAGAAGATGGTCTAATTACAAATTCTAAACTTGCACAAGATATAATTTCAGCAGAAACAGAATTAGCAACTTCTCCTGCTGATACAGATGAATTTTTAATTAGTGATGCTGGTACACTTAAAAGAATAGATGCAAGTTTAGTTGGTGGTGGTGGAAAAGTTTTACAAGTTGTATTTGGTAGTACAACAACTGAAAAAGTAGTTTCATCTGCTACATTTGTGGATACAGGTTTAAGTGCAACAATTACACCAAGCGCAACAACTAGTAAAATATTAGTTATTGCTGAAGTTTCATCTGTTGGTAAAGCCACTGCTAATACTTATGTTGAGTTAAAACTTTTAAGAGATAGTACTGATTTAATTGTTTTTACAAAAGAAGCTGGAGCAGATGGTGGTACTAGTACAAATAAAGTTGGTAATAGTGGTTGTACATATTTAGATAGTCCAAGCTCAACATCTGCAATAACTTATAAAACTCAAATGAACTCTGGTAGTGCAGCTAATTATGGTCAAACTGGAGGAAGTGGTGGGGTTTCAACAATGACTTTAATGGAGATAGCTGTATGATGATTATAGAAGCAATATTTAAAATAAATCCTAATGCAAAAGTTGCTATTACAGATAATGATATTGATCAAATAGAATGGTTAGAAGGAACAACACCTATACCTAAAGATGAAATAGAAAATAAAATTACAGAACTTGAAACTGATTTTGAAAATAATAAATATCAAAGAGATAGAGCAAAAGAATATCCATCAATAGAAGATCAATTAGATGATATATACCACAATGGAATTGATGGTTGGAAAGCTACAATTAAAATAACAAAAGACAAATATCCAAAGGAATAATATATGGCATATATAGGTAAAACACCCATCACAGGAAACTTTGTAAAACTAGATGCTATTAGTGTAGTTAATGGTCAAGCTGGATACACTATGAATAATGGTGGCTCTGCTTTTACAGACTATGAAAATGTGAATCAATTTTTAGTTTCTCTTAATGGTATTTTACAAGCACCAACAACTTCATTTACAGTTTCAGGAAGCACTCTTACATTTGCATCTAACCTAGCAACAGGCGATGTTATAGATTTTGTGATTGTTCTTGGAAATACTTTAGACATAGGAACACCATCTGATAATACAGTTTCACTTGCTAAACTAACAGCTACTGGAACTAAAGATGCTACAACTTTCCTTAGAGGAGATAATACTTTTGCAGCAGTTTCATCT